CCCCCTCAAAATTGAGGAGGGCCTCTTTTCGTTTATCCCGCCGACGACGCCGGCGTAAACGAGGGCCGTCCGTGCGACATCACATCGAACTCCAGAGGGGCCACATCCGTGCTTTCTCCGCCGCCGATCGCGGTCACGCTGACCACTGCTTCGAACGCCAGCTTCGTGCCGGAAGGAAACTCCCACTCGAATTTCGTATCGCAATCCGTGCCGGATTTCCATGCGAGGCCTGCAACATAATCGTTACCGGGATCACCAGGGCACAGCTTGCCGGAGAGGGATACTGTCAGCGCCTTGCCGGTCGTCATGCGCTTCATCCAGCCCTCCGCATCCATCGGTGTCCATTCCTGCACACTGCCGTCGATCGAGACGGAGAAGCTAGTCATTTCCGCGATGGGCACCATTTCCTCTGTGGTGCTGGACCGCCCGGATTTGCTGATCTTAAATTTATTGTCAAAGACCGGAAAAACACCTGTTTTCGGCATCAAACATCATTCCTTTCTGTAGCATATCTTTAGGTTGATCACATACTCATACACTTTTTTCACGTCCCGTCCGACTGGAACCGGGGCGGCGCCGGGATCGACGAAAACCACCTGTATGCCGCCCATCTCGATATGAGACAGGCCATAGAGCTTTTCATACAGCTCTATGGCTTTCTTTTCCGCCGCAGAGGGGTTCGTCGTCCAGTGGACGAGCAGTGTCACATATTTGTAAGCGTACCGGGTGTAGGCCTCACCGCCGATGCAGATTCGCTGGCCACCGGATGCGCGGTTATCGTTGTACACGCCCACGCAGCGATCCAGATTCGCATCAATCGCACCGACGGTCACGCGGCCATTCAGTTCCGCATCTTGTTTAAGCAGCCATCCGGCGACCTGTTCAAGGGTCAGGGTCACAGCTTTGCCTCCTCTTTATATAACTCAGCAAATTTATCCTGTGCGAAGGTCTCGTGCCTGCCACCAGGCTGCCAAGGCTCCAACCAGAGGCCGCCGGCGTTGGGGTTGTTGACGGTCTGGAAGTTGTACTCTGGATGATAGTACAGGCGGCGGGCCTGCGGGGCGTCTGTTGTGAGCAGGGACACGATTTTGCCATCGGAACGAAAGGTTTCGGCGAAAGTAGAGTTGTTTTGCATGTCTCCGCTGTCATAAGGCATGACCTGCTCTTTGACAACATCTGACCTCAATTCATCCACCGTTCCCTCCGCCGCGCGCAGAACTGCCTTTTCTAACTTTTCGATCGCTGCATAGTCAAGTTCGATTCGGATGCCGTCCATCAGACCAACTCCAGTTGCGTATAATTTACCGTGCCGTCCGGGTTCCGCGCGCGGGATGCGCTGTAGATCACCCGGACGGTTTCTGCCCCGGCGCCGCGGATAACCACCTCGCCAGCGATATCCCGGCCCGGTGCAATATCGCCGGGGATCAACGCGCAGGCATTGAGCTGGATGAGCTGCCGTTCGGCGTTCATGACCTGCCGGGATCTCTCGGAGTAATTGCATTTGCCTTCAAAAATGGTCTCTTGTTTCGGCGTACCGTCGAGATTCAGGCCCGTTTGCAGCTGCACGGTGATCGGTGTGCAGCAGGCCTGCGACGGCACGAGCTGCGGCCATTTCAACGCGTCACCCCCAATCCAGCCCACGGTAGGTGAGCCCCGATTGCTGCAAGAGCGCATAAATGCTGCGCAGGGTACTGACGCCATCCTGCTGTACCAACATGGATTTATCCCACGACATGGATACCCCGTTGATCGCATAAGAGGAGAGCGGATTGCTGAGCAACTCGCCATATTCGCGCAAAAAATCCGCCTGTAAGCAGACAGCCCTTGTCACAAGCTCCTTCTGCCGCTCCGCCAGTCGATCAAATCCTTGACCGATAATCCGGTTGAAGGTCAAGCTATCAATGTCATACTCGGCGGATTCCAAATTTTGCTGCGTTGCGTCTCCTTCCGGGCAGATACGCATGTAGTCATCTATCGTAACATAACGCATCCTTGCATCAATCCTTCTGCTCTTTTACCTTTTTCAAGGCCTCCTGTGCGGTTTTGAGCTGCTTTTTCAGGGCGGTGTTCTCGTTGACCACCGTCTGGAATTTGTCGTAAGGCACGGTTTTGCCTGCGCCATGCCGCACGAGTTTTCCACTATCGTCGAGGATGTCAAAGCCCTCCTTGACATAACGTTCCTGCTGCGTCTGGTCGATCGTATAGACCTTGTTTCCCTTTGTTGCCTTCATTTTAGTCCCTCCTTACGCGCTTGTGGCTTCCGCGTTCATGGAGACGCCAGAGACCTTGTTTTCAATCAAAAACAGATCCCCGTAATTGCGGTTCTGATAAAGGTAGCCGTCCGCTGTGCGAGAATCCGTCCCGGGTGTGAAGAGCTTGATATAGCTGTACTTATCCCGGCAGATAACCGCCGACGGGTGCAAGAGGATGAAATTAATCTGCTTCGCGTCGGACGCAGGGACGCATCCGGTCGTGAAATCATACTTTGTCTTCATGCGGGCCGCAGGAACCATCTTGATCTGCACGTCATCCAGGCTGTGCACCTGGCGGTTGATCCCGCCAGCAGAGGATACACTCATCACACGCTGGATGCCCTCGGCCTCCTTGATGATCTTGCGCACAGTAGGCGTTGCGTAAATGATGCGGCCCTCTGTCGGCACGCCAGCCTCATCCATCTTCGCCATATACTCATCGAACATTTCGAGGATGCTTTGCGTGGTGATCTCGGTGGAATCTGGGGTTACGCTGTACTGTTTTAACTCCGCATGTAACTTAGAGAAGCGGTAGGAATCCTTTTCTGGGATTGCCTGTTCCTCTTCGAAAGTCGTCTGGATGTTGGCGACGGACATGACGAGGTTCGTCTCATCGATATCCATCGGGTCGATGTAAAACTCCACGTCGCGGTCGTGGGTGAGCTTTTTCGGCTCCCAGTCGTTTGACATGGTGCCAGCGTTAAAACCGGGCGTGCGGATATGGTCCTTGTAGCCGCTCAGGGACATGCGAGGCAATTTGATTGTCTGTGCATTAATAAACTGCACGCCAGGATTGCTTTTGGTAAGCGCATCGGAGCACAGCTCCCGCGCATACTTCTGCGCGAGCTGGCGCGCAAAGGTTTCGGCGTAATCGTATACAGCCATTGGTCATCATCCTTCCTATTTTAAGTTGTTGCCAAAGATCGCAGCGAGCGCATCGTCATCGGTCTTTGGCTGATTTTCGTTCCCTCCAGCTCCTACCCGGAATCCGCCGGAATTGTTCTTCTGGTCGTCCTGCTTTTTCCATTCGGGATGGCGCTTGAGGACTTCCTTCAACGCTTCTGCAACGGCGTCCTCGTCGAGTTCATCCCCCGATTTTTCGACAGCATGCATGGCAAGCAGCACTGCGTCCTCCACTGCTTCGGGTTTTATACCCTCCTTGTATGCGGCAAGCTGCGCGCGGGTTTCGACAATCTCCCGATGGAGGGCAGCGCTGTTGTCCTCGGCAGGCTCACTCTCGCCCTCTGCGTGAGAAGCTGACGGAGGGGCAGCGGGTGGCTGCTGGGCCTGCTTCTGCTTTTTGAGCCAGTCCTTTTCTGCGCGTTTTAGACGCGTGTTGATCAGAGCGTCAAGCTCCTCCTGTGTTTTTGGCAGATTGGGCTCTGTCCCTCCACCGGGAGGATCGGCCGGGGGCGGAATCTGGTTGTTCGGTTTTTTGTCGGGATTCACTTGGGGAGCCGGTTCCGCAAACAACTGGAGCTGCGGCCTCAAAAAGGTTTTGCTGTTCTGTACGGTGGTTCTCAACATTGCATATCGCTCCTTTTATAGCCTGTCGGCTGTTATCCTTGCAGAGTTTTACGCCTTGCAGCACGTTTTGGGCATAAAAATGACCCGCATTTCTGCGGGCAAATTTAGCAGGGCTTCCGCCCGCCTCCCTTGCGCTTTGGCATTGTCCTCACCTCCTTCAAATGGACATGAAAAAGCGCCTGCCGGATGGCAAGCGATTTGATATTTTAACATATAAAGGCATAAAGCAAGGGAAGTCCGCTTTTAGCAGGCTTCCCTCGTGAAATGGCAATTGGCGGGTGTGCCCCTTCCCGCATTTCTTTTGACTCAGAGGGTGCGTAGCAGCACAATCTCTACTTCAATTGCCTGATTTCAGCATGTTTTAATCGTCTCTATGGTTCGGACACTTGGAACATATCTTCTCATAGTCATCAGGAGTAAAGGCCTCCTGCGGAGCTGTCCACTGCGGCGCGCCGTCATCCACTACCATACAGATATCAAAGCAGATGGCAACGTCTATTTCTTCGCCCATCAGCGGGCAAAACACCTTATCTTCCATACCGCTTTAACGCCTCCAATATCTTTTTCACCTTATCGTCAAATTCCTCTGGCCCAAACGCCGTGCGTATCGATTGCTTTTCCCGATCGACATATATAACGCCCTGATCGGAATAATATCGCTCAAACCGGCCATTCCAAACGGTGACGGAAGCCTTTGCATTTTTGATCATTTCCTGCGCCTGTTCCTGCGTAATATTGTGCTTCCGCTGTAAATTGATATGTTTATCGTCAAATTGCAACGCTTCGATCTCTAGCGGCTCCGGATCTAAGTGGAGCACGCCGCGGATGCCAGATTCACGTTTGATCTCTGCATTCAGTATAGCATCTTTTTGGGAATCTTCCAACGGTATTCCGTATGTTTTTTCACGCCAGTAGTCCCTACGCAGCACATCCTTATGTTCCCCGATAAATTCCCGGACGTTTTTTTGTGCATCCCGCGCCTTTTGCTGACACGCTTTCTTCTGGACTTCGTCGAGCGTGCCTTCAGCCATACGCTTCCACTTGCGCACCTCGCGTTCCAGTCCGCGCTGTTGCTGCTCCAAGGCAGCAGTTTTTCGGACTTTATCCCCATCCATTGGTGGTGGGATCGGGTCACCATAACGCCAGGTCGTCAGAGTATGTCGGCAGTTTGGATGGAACAACCCCTTGTTGACCGCGACGGAGAGCAGCATGTACCAATGGCCATCATTGCTCAGCCCCTGATCGCCGCTACGTTCGCCGTCCCATACGCCCCACACATCGTCGATATACACCTTACCCTGCCAAGGCAGGCATGTCTTTGAGCAGGCGCCGTATTGGCTGACCAGTACTGTATCCACGCCAAATTCGGCCCGGCGCTGCGCCTCGCCCAGCAGCATGGATCGAGTTGCGGCGGTGCGCAGCGCCATCTGCGCATAATCCGCAATATTGACCCGCCGCCCGTCTTTGTACTCCACGCAGCGGATTCCCTGCGCCAAAAAATCCTTGACCGCCATATCAATTGCCTGCGGTAAGGTGACGGCTCCCGCTGACATAGATAATTCCACTTGTGAGATTGTCTGCCGGTACGCATCCTCCATCGTGCGTAGGGCGGCGCGCTCCACGCGGGATTCCGCTGTCTGGATTTCGTCGACGAGCGAATTTAGCCGGCGGTGATTTACGCCGAAAAAATGATCGTCTTGGATGGATTGTTTCGCGCGCTCCGGATCAATCTCAATCAGCTCCTGCTGCGTTTGCTCCCAGCCCTCGTCAAACTGTTCGCGGAGCATTTGTTCCGTGGCTTCGTCGATCACGGGCCGGTATTCTTTCATCAGAGCCTTATTCTGCTTGCGGTACTGTTCCAGATTGCGAATTTTGAGCGCCTGCCAGGCAGGCCAGCGGAACTTTTCGTTTTTTTCCCATTCCCTGTGTCCCGCCAGATTACGAACGAGGGAGGCAGTCAGCCGCAGTTCCATCTCCTCAAACAGCCGGGCGATCCGCTCCCAAGTCATATGGCGTCATCCTCAGCGGGTGGGACATCCTGTAACCCGCCGCCGATAGAGGGTTCTGGCAGTTCCTCAATCCCGCGTAGCGCTTTGATACGGGCAACCTCGGCGGCTTTCCATTCTTCGTCTTTGCTGTTGCCCCACATCTGATCAACCTGCGTTTCGATGCTCATGGTGGCGGCCGCAGCGGCTTGATTAACCGTCTCAACGCGGGCGTCAAACGACGGCGCGCCGTACTCTCCAAACCCGACAGACGGATTATAAACGCCAGGGGCCTCCCCTCGCATGAGATCGTAAGCCATCAGGATTACGCGGATAAGCTGCGGCAGCACCTTTTCCAGCACGCCCGTAATCGTGTTGCGGGTGTATCCAGTGACGTCCTTTTTCTCCCGCTGCGCCTCTGCGCTGCTCATTTTGCCCACATCGATGCCCAGGGTGGCCGGTGACACAATTCCCTGTAGGCACATATCAAGAGCGGCAAGATAAGAGGACAGAAACGCTTCGTACCGGATTTCCGGCTGGACCATTTCGATTTTGTTCATGTCGTTTTCGCCGGATGCGGATTCTGTGACAATATATTCGCTTCCGAAATCATTCATCCGCATTAACTTGCCAGTTTTAGGGTCGGTTGGAACGAGATCTCTTGGAATGTATTTCTTGACACGGCCCGCGCGGATTGCGTCCCACCACTGGCTGATCACCTCGTCAAGCGCGTCGAAATCGTCGAGTTTACCCTCATAGATTGCTTTTCCTCGTCCGGGGAACTTGGGACTATCGTAAAACTTCAAAGGCACGGCCATCATAAAATCGCCATCAAACTCGACTGGTTTCAACCCGGCAAGCTCCGGCACACAGTCGAGCGATACTTCGTTGTTCCCATCAAAGAGCGCATAGCTGACACTGCCTTTGCGATAGGCTTCACAGAGCCGGTATTCCCGGTGTTTTTCCCGGCAAGTCGTCCAAAAGCGTATTCCTGTGATCCGGCCGTTTTTGTGAATATATTCCACACGGTCGGCTTCGTAAAACTCCACGTGGGGGTAAGGGGAGGCTTCCGGATCCTTCGGATCGTCGATCATGATTTTCCAGGCCCCGTCTCCCGATTTCAGCGCACCAACAACGCCTTTGCCTACAGATTCCATGAAATCCAACTCCCGCGTGATATCCTCCCAGGCTTGCTGCCCGGCACCGCCCTTGAACTCGATATCATCCATATCAGACTTGACGAGATAGGCGAGCGTATCGACGAGGATCGCGGGAAGCCCGCTGTGGATCTTTCGCAGTTTCGTGTCGTTGCCGGGCACCGCCGCCCAGAAACGCGCCGCGTTCGTACTGTCTTGCGCGCCGAGCTGCTTATATAACTGCTCCAGCTCTGCGGCCTCTCCGCGATACCAGATTTGATTGCGAATCACCGAAGCCTGATGTCTTAGCGGCTCTTGCAGGACGATGCTGCTCTGCGCCGCAGGCTGAATTTGCAGCCAATTGCGAAGCATGTTTTTCACCTTCTCTCCGATTTTGCTCAATTTTTTGTCCCTCCTTGTCCGATCCTGTTTTTGTATGGCAGCCACGCATATTGATCGGCATTAATTATGTGATCGTGGCCGTCCTCCGGCTCGTTATCCTTGTCTTCCTTCCAGCTATATGAATTCAGCTCATCGATCTCTGGCTTACAGTAGTCTTCAACCAGCATAAAGTGCCCGCTCGCCATCCATCCGGATTGCAGATTGATACGGTCAATGACCTTCGTCTTTTTCCACGCAGGGGTAAATTCATAGATGCTTCCGTGTAGCCGCTTGTACTTTTGGCATTCAATGATCGTCGCCTCGTCCGCGGAATCGATAAAGACGTTGCGGGCAAACAGGCCATAAATCGTACGGTACTTTTCTAGGAATGCGATCAGCAGCGGCGGAATATCGCTGGGGGCCAGTGGCGTTATGCGATCCCGATTATTGTGGATTTCCGCGGCCAGTGTGATCTTCATGCGATCTGTTGTAATGCCGGAAAACGTAAAGGCAAATGCGTCGGCCGATTGCTGTGAATACGATGTATCCACCCCGGCGGAAATCTGGACAAATTTGATCTTGCCCTCCTGCATCTGCTCCAGAAGCCATTTTGCTGTGATCAGATTATGCGGCTGCAAGTTGAAAACAAGCCCTGTCGCCCGGCCTCGCAGACCTTCGATTTTGTTCTTGTAGAGCTTTGTTCCTTTGGGGACGCTGTTTATAATCTGCTGCACCTTATCTGGCGGCAGGCCTAAATTGTGAGCAAAAGAAAAGAACCAATGCACCCAACCGGGCTTTGGTTCTTCTTTGAGCATTTCTAAAATTTCTTTTGGGGTTTCTTCCTCCCACTCCGGAAGCGGTCTGGAATGGTTGATGTATTCCTCGTATACCGGCAGGCCAGGGTCATCCGGGTTCAGCGTGGCGAGCAGGTAATCACAGCGCATCGACGCTTCGCGTACAAACTCCATGTCCGCAATATTGATCTCGTCAATATACAGGCATCCGTACTGGCCGCCCAGCGCCTTTTTCCAGCGAGCTTTGTTGTCATAACCGAGAACATATATCACCTTATCGCCAGATGATGGGTGGAATAGCAGATGGGGAAGAGAATTCTTGCCCTTGCCCCCGGCGTTGTATTCGACCAAGCTCCCAAAGTCATCAAGGATGCCAAGGTCTTTGTTGATAATGTTTTTTTCAATCGTCCCTAGGTCAAGACCGGCCAAGATGTGGATCTTCTTCGGGCTCTCGGCCACGCGCAGCATAAACTTGAACAGGCCGACAGTCGTCTTTCCTGCTGCCGTTGTGCCTTCAAGAAATTCAACTGGCGCATTGCAACGTAGAAATGACTGGTACTTCTCCGACAAGATCAGCCGGTCATCCACCGCCATTCCCCCGAAGCTGGCTCAAAATGTCGTCAAGCTTCTTCTGGCCAGTGTCGAGTTGGCCTTTCACCTCAACCCGATCGGTAAACATCCCAATGTGCTTGCCCAGCAGTTCCAACGCCTTCAACTTGTCGGCCAGCCGGATTTCTCGCTCTACGATTTCTCCGTCATCCGTCGGAATGTTTTTGACCTTAACGCTGGAAATGGCCGCAGTATCGTCGGCACATGCTCCATCGATGACCGTCGCTTTGTTCATATCAATCACATCAGAGGCGTTTACAAAAGCAACTCTGGCCAACTCGCGGACGACGCGGTCAGCATTTACACCGGTGCGCTTTGACCGTTCCGCCATCGCTTTGTCTATGCGCGCGCGTATTTCAGGTTTTTTCAGGTTTTCACTTCCCACCGATCCCGCACTCTCGGGTTTGTATCCTGCACGAATTGCAGCCTGCGTCGCATTTAAATCAATGAGGTATTCTTCGCAAAAGAGTTGCTGTTTCTTGGTCATTCGCCACCTCACCACCTCATTTAAAACTTATATCGGTACAAAAATAGCGAACCGCCTGGGGGAAGGCAGTCCGCTGGTGTTGGTTTAGTTGCCGGTTG